TAACAGTTTTGAGCATAACCCCCTCCGAAGGATTGACCGCTCAAATCACATTCCAAGATGCGGCGACGAACATTTACGACGCACTCACCGGGGAAATACCTCCTTGGGATTCGAACATCACGGCCCCCACGCGGTATCAAGCGAATACACCGCCTACGCCTGAACTCACGAATATTGTTTCTGATGAAACCGTACTGACGCAGCTTGCGGACGGCACGCTTTTGCCCCGCATTCTCGTAAACTGGAAGATTGCGGACTCGAACGTGGTGATTGATTCATGGCGCATCATGCACCGTAAGCAAGGCGATTCTGAATGGATCAGTGTACCTGAACGCAATACGGGGCAGACATTCAGCTACATATCAGGCGTGCAGGAAGGGGCTATGTACGAGCTGGCGATCATGGCCATGTCCAACATCGGTGTTATGTCCCAACAATCACCTGTCGTTCTTCATAAAGTTGTAGGGAAAACATCTCTTCCCCCCGACATTGAAAACCTTTCGGCAGTCATTGATATACCCGCAGGAATCACTTTGGCATGGGATGAAGTAACCGTCCTTGACCTTTCACATTATGTTGTGACCGGAAGTTTCGGGGGAAAGACTGTTGATAATGCGATAACGCTTGCGGCTCCGAAAAAAACGGGAATGCTTTCTTTTTCCGTTGTTGCCGTGGACACTGGAGGAAGAACATCAAAGAATCCTGCGCAAATAACAATCGAAGTCAAAAGTCCAGCAGTGCCGGACATTGGAGGGGAACTTAGAACCGACGGACTGTATGTGCAATGGCAGGACTGCAAGACCACATGGCCTATCCATCATTACAATATATTTGATATATATAACAATATAAATGAGATAGTGAACTCTACGGCATGGTTGATGCCCCCACGTCCCGAAGGGGATTACACGTTCAAAGTAATCGCTGTGGACATCTTCCAAAACGAATCTCCGGCAGGATACGGGAGCGTTCACGTTGGGCCGATTTATCCGCCCAAGCCCGTCATCACGATAGACAGCACTGATATGGTCATATCGTGGCCTACGGTAGAGTCAGCGTTTCCCATTGAAACATATGAAATTGTTTTTGTTGATGGAACATTCGTAGCCAAGACGAAGGCCACTTCATATCGATTCCCGGCACCAAAGGCAGGGACATGGGAATATCGAGTCCGTGCGATAGACGTAGCGTGGAATGTATCAGGGTGGGGTTAAGCTGCATATGTCGTCACCAAACCAGAGCCTCCGCAGGTGACTGCGGTTCTTGACGGCGAAGGCATCACTGTACGCTGGAAGGCGACGACTAACCTTCTTCCCATCGTCGCGTGGGATTTAGTTCGGCAGTGGGAAGAAACTCGGGATGATGGGGTGATCGTTACCAGAGAGGAAGATTATGGACGTCTTGACATCGATTGTCTGACCGTTCCAGCCGTATCCGTTGGGATGCATTGGTTCATGGTCAGGGCCGTAGATAGTGCTGGAAATATTTCAGGATGGGGAGATTGCGATTTCACGGTCATTGCACCGGGAAAAGTACAGTTCGAAAACTGTGCCACAGTTGACAACAACGTCATGTTGTATTGGACGGAACCGGATAGGATATTTTTCCCCATTCGTGAATACATCTTTTCAGAAATCGATGAGGACGGCTATGATATGGAGATCGGGCGGATTGATGCACTGTTTGCCTCTTCTTTTGAAACCGTTTCAGGAGAATATATCTATGGCATAACCCCTGTTGATGTGGGGGGGAACCGGGGAACAATGTCGTCAATCAAGATGACTGTCAGCCAGCCGCCTGACTTCGTATTCTACCATAACCTCGATTCTCTCTTTAACGGCGCGAAGACCAACTTTGTGCTGGACGGGCGCGGCAGCATGATCGGCCCCGTGCCCGATGAGACATGGGAAGAAAATCTTACACGAGCAACACAGGTAGCTGGCAAGGACGTCGAGACATGGCAACAAAAGATTGACGAAGGATTCACGACATGGATGGCCCCGGCTGCTGCATCCGGAACCTATATCGAAACTGTGGATGTGGGCAAACTCGTACCCTCAACCAAGATTACGGTCACCATCTCCTCCCGCACGTTGAGCGGCAATCCCGCCTTTGCCTGCAAGATCGAGGTGAGCCAAGACAACGCTACATGGCGGACCATTTCGGATAACGCCACAGTCGTCTTCGCTACGCAGTTCCGCTATGTCCGATACACCATCACAGTTACGGGCGGCATGACGGCGATCTCGAACATCAACTACTCCCTTGATGTGAAAAGAAAAATGGATTTCGGGCGAATAGATGTAAAGGCAACGGACAACGGTACCGGATGGATCTCGGAGACAGAGACCCCCATGCTCACGGGCAAGTGGGTCGATTTCAATGTCAATTTTATCGATGTTGAAAGCCTGCCCAAACCTAATATCGTCAATAATGAAAACCTTACCGCGTTTACAGTGTTCGAGGATACAGAAAACCCCAAGGGATTCCGCATATTCGTAAAAGACAAAAACGGCAATCGAGCCGATGGAACTGTGGATTGGGCCGCATATGGCGTTTAAGGAGTATGACTATGGCTATTTCATGGAGCGCAGCAGTTGCGCTTGCAAACAAAATTGCTTCGGATGTCCCCGCCATCAAAACCATGCTCGACGCGCTGGCGAACATGGATTTCACGGGGATTACTAACCTTCCCGAGAATGCAAAACGGATATTCTCAGTGACGGGCGGCGTGCAGATACAGAAATATGCCTCGAACGCATGGGCAACGGTGGGCAAGCTCATGCATGACGTGGACACTGTTGACGGCAAACATGCGGCGACCGGGACCACCGCGAACACCATCCCCGTGCGCGATTCCAGCGGAAAACTTCCCGGAGATATCACAGGTAATGCAAGTACAGCTTCTAAAGCATCAGATCTTGCCGATAACTATGTTGTACCCGTCGCTAAAGGTGGGACAGAAGCGTCAACGGCGGCAGAGGCAAGAAAAAATCTCGGAGTGGTGCTTGGGACGACTTCGGCACCTGGTCTTGTAAAGCCGGACGGGATAACTGCAAAAGTCACAGAAGACGGAACCATCACCGTGAAAGATGTGGCGATTGAGGGAGACATTGAGGATCTTGCGAGTGCGCGGGGGCAGGTTGGGCCAGCACGAGAACTTGGGAATAATGTAGACTACAATACAGTTACCGAAGCAGGATTTTACTTAATAAACGCAACAGGCGGCGTGAATGGCCCAATCGTTGGAAGTGCTGCCTTCCTGCAAGTTTTTTACAGTAAAAAAGACGCATTCACAAAGAATTTGTATCAGATAGTATATGCCTATTCATCAGCAAGAGAACGTATGTTCCTCAGGCAGTATCGCTTAGCGAGTAATGATTGGTCTTCCTGGTCAGAAATTGTGTCGTCTTCACGCATCGGCGACGGCCTCACCGTCAACAACGGCATCATCTCCGTCCCCGAATACGAGGGCGCGACGGCATCGGCAGCCGGGACAAGCGGCCTCGTACCGCCCGCAGCCGCCGGACAACAAGAAAGCTTTTTGACAGGAGGCGGTGAGTACAAGCCCGCACTTTCGACTAGCGGTGGGACTGTGACCGGCAATCTTTCAATCAAGAATCTTCTTGATCTCATCAATGCTGCTCCAGCTACGGAACAAGAGCTTGGGCTTTTCATGCTCGACAAGAATGGAACGATCATGGGTGCCCATGATTTTGTACATAATATTAATAATATCAAAGCCGCTCAGATGTATGCTCGAAACAGCAGCGGTTTGATTTCTTCGCTTGGCGTTTATGTCGAAGAAGACGGAACGCGGTACACGTTGTCGTCACACAACATAATCATAACGAGCGATGTCGAGATTGGACGGTTATATGCTGACGGCGTGAGGCTTATAACTTTTTCCGGAACGAAGGGCAGCCCCGGCCTTACGATGCGTTACTCTCCGGACACCGGAGAACTCTATCTTGACGGTAGGGCGGTTCACGGAAAAGCTGATAGCGCAGGAAGCGCGAATGCGTTGACGGGAATAGACATGATCATCGCGCGGACAACATATACGTTACCGGAGTACGGTACGTGGAAATATAGTTTTACTATTTATGATTCCACTAAATTTTATGACCAAGTGGTCGGCGAAAGCCCAGGTGGTACAACTTTTTCTCCGGTGCAGATGGGGTGGCCGGAGGGTTCTTTTATGGACGGATTAGCCTTCAGGAGCGCATAAGATGAAAGATTACGGAAAAATCATCTATCGAACTGAAACTCGGTCGTATGTCGTTGGTAAACTGTGCATCCCCAACCCCAAGGACGGTAGCGTCCCCGAAGAGATCCGCGACGCTTTTGCCCCGCAGTGGGCGGATGTACATGCCTATGCAGGGGCGCATCCTGAGATGGTAACCGAAGAGCAGGCATACGTCCCGCCCGTACCGACAGTAGAAGATCTCGCGGCTCGCGTACGCGCCGAGCGTGATAGACGCATTACCGCAACCGATTACCTTGTCATGCCGGACTATCCGATCTCACAAGAAAAGCTTGAAGAGATCAAGGTGTACCGCCAAGCGTTGCGTGATCTGCCCGAACAACTGGGCTTTCCGTGGAACGGGCCGGATGATCCGGCGTGTCCGTGGCCTGTAAAACCTCTTTCACAATAAAGTGGCGGGGTAGATTGCACCCTCCCCCACCGTCCCGGCGTGGACGCGCCGGAACACGGCCCGGCGTGGGGTTGGCCGCCCCGCGCAGAGTATCCCGCGTGAGAATAATGGGAAATAGTGCAGGGAAAAGGAATTATAATATGGCCAGACGTGCGGAGAAATG